GAAGTATATCCTGAGAAATATCTGCCATAATTCCTCCAAACAAAATCAGGGGAATTGGAAAATATTCTTTAATTTTAGACATTTACTTCTTTTTACGGGTTTTGAGAATGCCTAACTTACCACCAATTCGACCCCACTCTGGAACGGTTACCTGACCATCAGACAAAGCTTCCTTAATGTAAGCTAGAGCGTCAGCCCGTTCCTCCTTGGTGTCCAAGTTAGCAAAGATTTGTTGACCTAAAGCCAATAAACCTTGATATTCCTTTGGAAGTAGTTTACTTATAAATGCGAGCATAGTTGTCTCCTCTTACCTTTGTCTACCGCCCTTGTTGGACAGCACTATCGGATCACGCCTCTTGTTATCCACGTTGTATTTCTGCATCATCTTTTCCATGAGAGTATACTCCCCCCCGTAGTCCCATGCGGATTCTTGCGCTCGTTCCCTAGAATACCTATCCGCATAGTCATATAACTTTGCTCCTAGTGAAGAGTCGGGATCTATACGATTCTCCTCCATCCAAGTCTTCGCCCCGTCAGCCGACATACCGGAGTCTGAACCGTAAGGACCTTCAGCCTCGATAACGGCTTCATGGAAATCCTCTTGATCGAATCCGCTACGTTCCCAATCCAATTCACCACGGGCTACACTTCCCATACCAAAGGGGTTATCGTTTTCTAGCATATAGTTTTTTTCGCCAGGAGTAGCATTTAGCGAAGGAGGTGGGGGTTCAGATGCAGCTCCAGTAGTATCTTTACTTGCTATCCAATCAAAGAGACTACCCGCTTGCTCAGAAATTCTCTCTCCCTGAGAACCTAGTTCGTACTCTGCGGGTGTTTCTAATGTTTGAGCATAGGTTTGACCCCCATAATCCTGATCGTATAGAGCATCTACTAGAGCCTCACTATTAAGAGGACCAGTATAATTCTCAACGAACTCCTTATCATCAATAGTCTTTCCTGTCTCAGCTTCATATTGCCTCATTAGGGGGACAGGATCAGCGTATTCAAATCCTTCATGAACTACCTGACTTATTAGTACAGGATCCTGTCCTGGAGCGTGCATCGCCCCGTCAGAAAATACAGGTTCGGATACGTCTTGAAGATATCCCCTCTCATCTCTTTCTAATATTCCGTCGAATTTACTAGCTAGTTCATCGTATTCAGCATCTCCAGTAGAAACTTGCCCTGCTAGATTATCAACAGCAGCCTGACTCTGAGCGTCAAGTGCCTGTTGTTGTTCTGGTGTTGTTTCTTGTCCTACTGTCATAGGGACACTACCTATATCATAGGTAGCTGGTCGGTCAGCTTGTTGCTGACCTAAGTTGGCGACAGCCTCCTCTCGTTTAGCCCTTCGTTCTTCTCCAGTAGGGGAAGCTCCAGCAGGGAAGCCATCTTCATCTGTGGCGGCAGCCGGACCATAATCAACATCTTCTGGTTTAATTTCTGGTTTAACTGGACCGTAATCAATTCCATCAACTACATTCCTGTCTTCAGAAATTTCAGGACCAGCTTCAGGTGCGGGAGGAACTCCTATACCTTCTTGATCTAAATCTTCCCTAACTTGGGCGGAACGTTCTGGGTCGCCATAATCTATATCGTACCCACCTTGAGCAGATGGGTCTTCCGTAGCTCCACCGCCACCACCTACTTCATCGTAGTATTGTCCACCCTGAGGACCAGTTTGTACATTCGCTCCTTCAGGAGCTTGTTCGCCAGGTTTGAGATAAACCCTTTTGCCTTGTTTTGCCAACAATCCTTCGCCAAACGGTCCTTTGGCTAGATGTTGGATTTGCGCCTTTTTTACAAAATTAGGAAATAGCTCGGTTAGGAGGAGCTTCGTCATTAGTTACACCCACAGTCATTGGACTTATTTATATCGAGAGTTTGGTTTTCTTCTCCTGCCGTAGTGACAGAAGTTCCACGCTGAGTAGTTCCCCTAGATGTAGGGTTATTCTTCATATCAGCCAGTTCGTTCAAAGCCTCTTTTTCTTTAGGCCAACCATATTTCTCTCGAATTTTCTCAGTTTCTTCAATAATTTCCTCTGGAGTATCGTAAATGTCGGTCAAAGTACCTTTTGGTCCAACCTCAGCCTTTACAAAACTTTTAAGTCGCTCCAAAGAGGAACTTTTTCCCGTAACCATTTTAAAAACCTCCTGTAGGCGTTTATTTAACTCTTCATCATATTCAATAACTTCTTCTACCTTATCTTCATTATACTCAGAATATGACTCCAAGCCTGGAGACATACTTCCTTGAGTACTATTATCCATAGATAGAGCATATTCTTCTACCGTTTTACCCGCATTGGGTAAATCTTTGTCGGGGTCAAATCCGCCATAGAACTTATTATAGTTCCCGCCAGTGACTCCCCCGCCAGCAACTCCTGAACCAGGTCCAGCCTGTTCCTTTTCGATACTTATAAGACAACTTCCATCTATACAAGTTCCAGATTGTTTGGAGCCATGTGCCTTTAGCAAATTAAAGTGCGCCCCTTCGTTTACGCCTTTTTCACATACAGTAACTTCCGCTAGTTCCAATTCGGTTACTTTGGTAATAATTTTATCTCTACCTTTTTCTTGTACCAACTCGGAATCAGTTTCTAGAGCGGATCCTGCAATAGAGTAACTACGTATACGTCCTTCTTTTACCTGCTCTTTTACTCTATCGGCAATTTTTGTGTCGTTACGCATCTCTGTTATAAAGAACAGATGATTTTCATATACTCCACTCTTAAATATTTGCCCTGCCTTATTTATATATGCGGGTAACGCCCAACCTACCTGAACGTCGGAGTGAAGAACCATGGCGTTACGGGTTCGTATATTACCCATAAATTTCCTAAAGGCTCTGTCCATGGCATCCATAGTTATTAGATGCCCTTCCCGATCAACTACTTCAACCGATGCGGGTCCACCGACCACCATAGGTTCACCGTTTTCTAGTACATCCCCAGCTAGTTGAGCATATACTTTATTCTTAGGATAATATCTAGAAAGGGTTAAGATTTCTGCGCCCGTAGAGAATCCGGCTTTATATAACCGTTCATATTCATCAATAGCGTCTTTGATACTGCCTTTAGTAGTCATTCCCCCTGAGGGGGCAGCTTTAGATAGGTTTAGAAGTTCACCTGTTTGAGTATTTGAGAAATCTAAATAGGTAGATTTTTGAGTTACGACTTCTTCTAGAATCTCATCTTCTTCTATGTAATCCTGCATAGCTTTAGAAAAATAAGGGTAGTCCCCTTGAGGATACGCTCTAGTAAAAAAGGATTTATCTAGTGAAAACTGGGAAGCCGTATCAACTAGAAAATCTGCGGAAGATTTAAAATTATTAGTCTTAGGAAACGCTAAAGTTCTAGTAGAAACATCTTTTACTAGGTGTTTTATTTCATCATTAGTAACACTATAATTCTTTATGTCTTTACACACCCTAAGCAAGGTGAATTCGTTCATTAAGCCTCTTGGGTTATTTACCCTTGAAAGTATTTTGAGTAATAAACTTATCTGCCAATCCGTACTCTATGGTTTCTTCAGCATCTAAGTAAAATTCCCTATCTATATCTTTCATTATAGTTCGTTCTTCTTTAGATACTCCCCATTCCTTTATCAGTCCAACCAAAGTTCTCTTGACTTTTTGCATCTCTTTACTTTGTATCTCTACTTGCTTCGCATCCCCTCTAGTAGTTCCAGATGGTAAATGTAACATGGTGTGAGCATTAGGATACACATACCTGCGACCCGGTTCACCCGCAGCCAATAACATAGCCCCCATACTGTAGCAGTTAGAACCAACTGTCCAAATAGGAGCCTCAACTGTGTTCATTACATCTATCAATCTCAACCCATCCCTCACCGAACCCCCTGGTGAGTCAATATGTAGAACTATAGGTGTCTTAGAATCCTCTAAACTAAGGGCTATAATGGTATCGGCTGTAAAACCAGGATTCCAATTATCTACCCTATCTAGAGGTCCTACTATAGTTCCATATATAAATAAATTACGATACTTAGTAGCTAGTCCTTCGTAAAGGCTTTGCATTTCATCCTGCTTAACTACTTCTCCGTCTACTTTTCTTACGGACTGATACATAATGTTCCCCTATTTACTAGTCTTTTGCTCTATATCTAACTCAACCGTAGCCCTAAGAATACTGTCTCTGTACTCATACAAAATATCTTCTACCAACTGCTTCAGTTTTTCCAGTTGCTTTCCTTCGGACATAGACGACTCTAGTTGATCTAAAGTCTGTCCCACCATTCGGGATGCTCCCCGCATTATATACTCTTGAAAAGGTGTAATATTATCTAAAATTTTCTGAATTTCTTGTTTACTTGGCACTATCTCTTTCCTCCAAACTTATTCTTATGTTTTGATCCCTGTGACTGAGGTTTTCCACCAGATTTAGATGTAGGATTCCCACCGGAAGATGCTGGTTTTCCCCCCGTCGAAGACGATAACTTTACCTTACCAAATTGTTTCTGTAATGCCTGAAACACATTCTTAGTTAAATCTGGAAGCTCCATTTCTGCGGCTCTAGTAAGATATTGTCCACCTTGTCTAGGGTCACGACGCATCGCCTTTCCCGAAGGAGAAGTATAATACCCTTTTACTTGAGTAGCTTTTACCTGAGTTCCATCCTTACGTCTAAAGGCTTTCCTTATATGCGTCCCAACTGATTTAGGTTGTTCTTCATCATCGGAACTATATGGTCTACTGTGTACATCGGCAGCATAAGGAGCTTTATAATTTAAAATCCAACCATCTTTTTTAGCGACAAAACCTCCGCTCTTTTTTAGTTGTCCTGTTCGCACAGGAACATATTCTTGTGATCTTTTGAACACAAACTTACCGTTGACCTGAACTCCCTTAGTGATAGCTTTCAACAGTTTATCTTTAATTCTTCTATGCGTAGCCCGGTCAACTGGCATTAGGAAAATCCTCCCTAATGATATTATACTAGGTTCTATTCAATAAGGTTTGACCAAATCTCAGGTACGTAATCCTTGAAGTCATGTTTCTCTTCATCGTATTTCTCTAAATAGATAGTATCTCTACTAATCAGCCCATATTTAGGATGGAAGAATGTTAGAACATGGGTGGCTCTAGACGCTAATCCTTGTAAGAAAGCATACTCATCTGTACCTTTCAAACACCCGCACATGAGGGCTGTACCTGTTCCTATGTCGTGTTCTTCTATATGGTGGTAATGCCCCATAAACATGTATTGGAACGCTTTACCCTGCGGCTGTAAGGCTTGTCTAAGGGAATGCACTTTCTGTTGCATAGACGAACCACGCATAGCGTCCCCATGGTGAATCAGTACGTCCCATCCCGCTACATCTATCAATTGGTAGAAGGTCTTAGGAATAGTGAACTTAATATTCTTTTGATTCTTACAGAATGCAGCTACCCACTGATAAAATAGGAAATCCCATCCAACGTATTTATCTTTATAATAAATTTCTTTCCTTAGTCGTTGGTGGTTACCTACAACAGCATCTATATTGACCTCTTCAAAATGCTCGGCAAGGGTCAGCATGGATTGAGCAGTAATGTACGCCCCACGAGCCATGGTCATAATAACGTTGTCTAAATTAGTTCGGACTAATTCTTCGTGAATTTCTCCCGACACCATATCACCAAGCATTGGTACTTTAAGCGTAGGGATTTGGGCGAAGGACCTTCGAAGACTAACCAAATCCAATACTTGATTAGTCCAACCATTAAGCCTTCTAGTAAAGATTTCAAAGTTGTAAGCATTCATGCCCCCCATCTGATCGGAGTCTATGAACTCCCCGATATGCAGATCTGTTAAGGGAGCTACGGCTACGATAGGGCTTTCCGAACTAGATTTCGGATTAGAGTAAGAGCGTATCTCAACAGGAGGTAACGCTTGGGTAGAGTCTTTGATGACATCTACAATGTTTTCATGGGAGAGTTGTTTATTGACTAAATCACTGACACGCTTCTTGAAGTGTGTACTTTCTAATTTAGCTCTTTTGGTATTTACTTCGTCTTGAAGTAATCCCTCATCTCCCTGAAGTTCAAATATTTTTTCTTCTCTGAGGAGTGAAAGAACCCACCTTCTTATGGTAGAACGGTGTCTCCTCTCCCCAAATACTTCTTCATACTGCCTAGCTATTTCTGTCCAATTAGGGTCACCAAAGCCAAACTGCTCCAATAACCAATCTTTCTTTTCTTGTTCTATAATAAGCACAGTAACCTCGCTTACTTAGTGTTTGCGTTCTCTTCTTCGGCTTCTACTTCTTCTTGTATAGGCTGTTCCTTTGATTTTGTCGATTCACGTAACCAATTATGGTTACTAGGGTCAAGTTCAGTTATATCAATAGTTTTCATTATATCATACCTTTACATATTACCTAAATGTTCTACGGTAGTCTCAACTCCAACATCTGGAGTATGAACAATAAATTCCATCTCCTCTACGGGTAATTTCTCTACGCATGATGCTATCACATCTCGTATATCAAAAGTTCTAGAAACTACAACATCTCCATACATAGTAGCTTGCCTAGGATGAGCAGTCCACGAAGCTAGAGGCAAATCTTTTGTTGCTACCCTCTCACCCTTTTTAAGAGGAACTTGCCTTTTAGTTTGTATTCCTCTATATAATTTTAGCTCTGTAATACCCCGCTCCTCAAAACTTCTTTGAGTATTAGAATAGAGATTTTCTAGGTATTGCGTAGCTTGTGTAACCGCCTCAGGAGATGTAAAAGCCTCTGCATTATTACTAACAGATGTTCCCCTATATTCCTTAGACCCATCCTTGAACGTCGTATACATAGGTTCATGAACAATGAAATCTTTACTAACCCTATCTACTCTGTCTGAAGAACTGTTAAAGAGGGAAGTCGCAGCATATTGCAGACTAATAGCATTTTCAGCTATCGAAGAACCTAACCAAGGCATCAGAAATTTATTGTCTTCAGAAGTAAAGTCAGCGTGTGGATCGCCAGCTTCCGGGTCGTCGTCATATCCACTCCCCATCTGTTTTTTATCCCACTCTTCTGTAGACATCCCTATTTCTTCCCGAACTCTTTGGGTTGTTTCATCCCAATCTTGATGAAGTTCCCATTGGAACCCCCCTGTGGAACCTGTTCCTCTCCCCGCCACTGGTTCAACGTTTCCTTCAGGAAGATCCCGGGTTGATTCGGGAACTTCTAGTTCTTGCAACGAAGAATCAACTTCTGCATCATAATATTTACCGCCCGCTGGTCCCGTTTCAACTTGAACTCCCTCAGGAGCCTCTTGTCCAGGTTTCAGATAAACTCTATCTTTCTCTAACTCCATATAGTCGGGTAGGGTATCTACAATTTCCAACGCTAACTTCTTTCCCGCCGTATGATCCATGGGGAAGTGCCACCCAGCCTTTACTCTATTAACGCCTATATCGTCGGCTATTTCACGGAAGTTCTCTAGGTGATTAGGGTATATATTACCTAATATTTCAGCAATAACTAAAGCCTGAGTAGAATGCCCTGAGGGATAGGAAGGGGTATCTATACTAGGACGTATAGCATTTACTACATCATATATGAAATAAGGTTCATCCATTTCGTATTGCCACGGTCTAGGATAATTGATTTTATACTTTTTATCCAGAACTATGGTATTGACATCAGATAATATATCTTCCAATAAAGATTCATACTTATCTATACGTAGTCCATGATCTCTAGCGTATTCATTAAAAAGTCTTAGCATAGTCGTATCCGACTTATTTACTACCTCTTCTAGCCTATCTTTACCCTTATCAGATAAATACCTATAGTCTATTTGAACTTGTTCTAGGTTGTCCAAAACTTCACTAGAGTTAGGAGGAGGGGGTTCAGCAATGACGTAATTATTAGGGGTTCCTAGCAAGATTTTAAAGGGGCGACTTATAATATTTTGATGTTCTTTATTCACAGGTCGATAGAATTTCATAGGGATGGGTTGCGTTTTCCACTTCTCAAGTACCCAATCAAAATCTGATTCTTTACCTTCGGGAATCAACATAGACTGATTTTCTAAAAAGTCATCTTCCTCTATATTTAGTAAGTCCCCGGTTTCTTCCGACGCTGGCCAAGGCTCTTGTTTGAAAACTTTTCCGTCACTCTTTACTAAATACATCCCATCCGAAGCTAAAGCAGTTTTATCTCCAGATTCATCTGTATGGATTACCATAGCTTTATCTAGACGATTCAAAGCATCGGATTGGGTTTCTGTGTAAAGCTGACCAAGGTTTTCATGCGTTCCTTCGGAGATAAATCTCGATACGTACCTAATTATAGGTTCCCACACACCTAAGTTATAGTAGTATGTTTCATCCATGCTGATCCAAGCATAATCAGTATGCTCGTCACTAAGGAGAGGTTTAGGGGAATCTAGGGGGACAGAAGCAATTAGGAATAAACCTAATTTATGCCCTAAATCTGTATCAACTTCTTGTCCTATAACTAAATCAACTTCATTTAATTTTATACCTGTCTCTTCTTCAACTTCCCGCAACGCTCCTTCCTCAGGAGTTTCCTCTGTATGGATATGACCACCTGGTAAATCCCACCAATCAGATAATCGGTCTTTCAATATTAAAACTTTATCGGATTCATCTCTGATAAGTACTTTTGCGGTAATCTGAAGGTCGTCAATTTCAGCCTTTTGAAAGATATCTTCCCAATTTAATATAGCATCATGCTCAAAGGGTATTTCGGGTGGATTTAGAACCTTATATTGGTTTTTCCCGCCTACTTGTGCGGTTCGAGTATATTTGCGATTATCCCCACTACGAGAAGATTGACCTAAATCGGTATTTCTCATGTCTTTATGTCCGATACCCATAGACATGTTTTTCTTTAATTCCACTGACTTATCAAGGGCGAATTTCATCAACTCTTCAGCAAAATTTTCAGGAGAAGTTTTCTTAATGTTTTTCTTTTTTGGTTTTTTAACCTTCCCACCGCCATAGGTAGGAACGAATCCTGAGGATTCTACAGTAAAAACTGTGCCACCACCATCACCACCATTTCCTCCGCCGCCGTTGCCGCCACCGCCGCCTTCTTTTTGTAGGAAAGTTTTTAGCTGCTCTAATTTTTTAGAGGTCATCTAATTCATCCGGCAAATCTAGTTTGTCTGGTTGGTATATAGCATTCATATGCTTATTTTTAGCCCTATCTTCTGGAGGCTTAGGGAAATGGGCAGTTTCGATGTCCATTAAATCGCCAGCTTTGTTGAAAGTAGCGACATAATCATCTCCACTAGACTTGAACCACATTTTACCCATATCGGTAGTTACATCTTTTATTTCTGGAATATGTCCTTTATCCATAATCTGCTTCATCATAGTTTTTGCACCACTATAATTACTATTAAAAGCATTTTGGATATTGGGTTGCATTTCAGGAAGATCGGAATTCACTTGACCTGTTTGATCTCTAGCTGCCCCACCTATACCAGGTTGACCTTGAGCAACGGGAGCTTCTTCCACACCTTGTTGAGCTTCTCCCATTCCCTCAGCCATACCTTCCATGCCCATGTCCATACCTTCCATGCCACCACCCATCATTTGCTGCTGTTGTTCCTGCTGCATTTCCATCTGTTCTTTTGGACCCATTCCTTTACCAGATATTTCAAAGTCTAAGTTCATGATTCCAGAATCCATGGACTTCAATTTTACGTCGTATCCGTCTTGCAAAAGCTGACTAGCAACCATAACTTTTTGTTGGACAAATTGTAACTGGGTAGCTTCAGCTTTCTCTTCTGGAGTTAGTAACTCTAGCGTCCAATCAGTAATTCCGAACATCTCCAAGATAATTGGGAATACCTTCTCGTGGAAAATTCGTTGGTCGCCCTCAACAACTCTACTCATAACTACTAATTGTTGAGTCTGAGTTGATAATCCACCGAATCCTTCAGGTGCGCCTTGCCATGCTGGAGTTACACCCCACATAGCAGATATACGCTCTCTAATCTCCTGTCTGACTGGCAGGTAATCCATTTCTTGCAAATTATGGAACAAACGAATCATATCAACCTTTCCACGTTGAGATTCGTTGCTAACTGCAATCATTGGTATATATTCTGGATTCTGACGTATTTCCTGCTCTACTCGCTCCCGTTCTGCTCGTAAGCTATCGGGATCATCCGTAGATATCAAAATCATGGATGCTGGCATCTTACGCTCAAAGAAGTACCGATATAACGTTTTATCCATACCTATAATGGTAAGAACTTTATCAAATAACGTCAGAACTGGCGACCACCCATAAGTTCGGGTGGGCATAAACTTTGATACGTGAAGAACTTCAGAATCTAGTAGGTAAACTTCTTTACCACGATATCGGTACGTAAACATGGCGGGAACCAATGATTTGCCGCATGAATCACATCCCTGAGGTACTTCTGAAGCCGTACTTTCCCTATGTATATAGCAAACGTAATGTAATGCCTTAGGAACCCCTGTGGACTTGTCTAAATCATATTCTATGAGAGCAGGATTTAGCCGTTCTACAGAAATAACCTTAGACCGGATTTTATCGCCATAATCTTTGTATTCTTTGGCAAAATAAATAAACCCGTCGTCAATTGTGTTGACATCCCACCAGAATTCTCGTAAAACATCTTCTAAACTTTGATCGAATACGTTACAGTCTTTAGTGAAGGCTTGTAGTTGCTTATATTGGTCAGTATCAGGCTCTACTAAAGCCTCAGGACTATCTTTGTAAGCACAACCGTCTGTGGTACAAGCTTCGGGCTTGTTCTTGTATTCAGTTTCACAACTAGAGCATTTTACTGCAAAAGCGGGTCGCCAAGATACACCTCGGCGGAAGATTTCAGAAATTATATGGTTTACAGGAGATCTAACTTCTTCAACTGATTGAGAAATCTGCTGAATATCCTGAATCATATGTTGCCTGAAGGCAGCTTGTTGTTGAACCCAAACGTTTACTACTTGGTCTACCCCAAAAGTTGGGTTTCTATAAGTTTCTCCGCTTTTATTTATTAGAGCCTGTTGCCCCATCGTATTGAGGAGGCTACTTAACTCATATTCCTTTTGGGCTAATGATCCCGCTTCGGGAGCAAAATCATTAAGCGTTAGTCGTCCTGCCATTTACCACCTTGTCGATCTGACTTTGACCTGTTATCGTTGTGAGGGCATTTATAGCTGCTAGCGTCACTTGCGATTGATCTGATAATTGTTCCTTCACGATTAAAGGTTCGCTAGGTTCATTGAGCTTTTCGTTATTTACTGTTCTAGCTAATTCTAGTTGTTCTTTCAGAGTTTCTATAGTAGCCTCAGAAACAGTTAATTTTTCTTGCACCTCAGCTACATCGTCTTCAGAAACTCCCCCAAACATATGTTCAAGCAAATTTAATTCTTCTGCTGATCTTACTACCTCGATCATAGCCGACATGGGCAATAACACCATAGCCTTGTGATCGTCTGGTATCTCGTCTTCGGCTTGGAGATTCTCAAGGGTTTTATCCCATGTGTCTAAAACTCTCCAAACGTGACTAGCTTCATCATACTTTACTGCGAACTGAGAAACCCTCTGTCGCAACTGCTCTCCTGCTGGCATAATAGCCTCCTTATCTAATCGGGCATACGCCCGATTCACATGCTTCGTCTATAAGTTCAGTTTCTACTTCGACTTTTTCATATTTATATAACAAGGACGGGTCAAAGTCTTTAAATGAGGAACTAATATTATTATACTCCTCTTCGGTGATTTCTTCGTATGGAGCCAATTCGTAAGTTCCACCATCATGTGATAAGAACGATGCCCCCATCCATCTATCCCAGTTTTTCCACGCCAAGTCTTTTGCTAAATCCCACTCATTCTCCTTAACAGTCATAGTTATAGAAGTGTTGTGGTCGGTATAATTTTCCTGAAATTGGAAATATGTCTCCATTTGATCCGCTAATGAGACATCGTTTTTAGTGTCACTAACGGTAGCTTTAACGGGAAAATCAATAACTAACGTTCTAGCATTATCCATTTTTTCTTCAAAATTGTCGCCGGGTGTACCCACTTCTGGGGATATAGGCCAATCTAAGTCTCTAATGACTTGTACCAAGGGGTCTATTGAACTAATACGCATACGCCGTATATAGTACGGGCTATGCGACATATGAATTCCTGCTGATACTCCCCCCGCTACTAAACTAAGAGTTCCCTCTGGTTTCACAGTTGTTACCAATAAAGGGGAGTTGACCCGTAATTCAGCGGCATATCTTACAGCTTCTTCATTAGCTGCCTCTCTTAAGAGTTGCAAAATAGAATTTTGTTTCCTCTTATTATATGATACAGCAGAAAACGCATCTTTGACCCCAGTTAGGGACGTTCCTAGCAATCTATCTCGCTGTTGGACATCATTCCACGAAGGCAACTCTAAATCTACCAACGTCATCCGTAATCCCGCCCTAGCCGACATTTTTTGGGCTTCTACCAAACCCTGCACATCTAAATCTCCACCTTCTACAAAAGCAGTCATATTTACAGTAGTTAAATTACATACCCCATGGCTATCTAATAAGATTTCGCCACAAGGATTAGTTCCTACGGCATTTGGTCGCCTTCGAGCGGCTTCTTCTTCATTAAAGAATCCAGGTTCGCCCTCGTACCTCATCATATCAAAAACCATATCCAAATATTTTTTATTGGGCTGTTCTGAAAATACTATGGAATTATTGGACATTCTACGGTGGTCTAACCCCTCTCTAGAATTTTCCCCATTTTCTACCTTAATGGAATCCCACCACTCAGGCTTCTCGCCCACAGCATCCAGTTGTTTACCTAATCTCTTATGGGCTTTAAACTGTTCATCTGTCCATAGTCCATTTATGGCATATTTAGCCAATAATGACTCGTAATCGCCTTCACCCATCAAGAATATCTCTGCGGTTCTCCTAACGCCCCCAACTACCACATTATTTCCGATCAAATTCCCCATATCTAATATGTGGATAGGTCGTGCTTTGTAATACCCCTGATAGGCTCTTTGTAGAGGAGCAAGAGAGGGATCAATTTGGTTAGTTAGAACTTGATGAAATCCTTCAAACATTTCTCTCAGCGGTTCGGGACCTGAAGCAGTTCCACCAAACGTCTTTAATTTTTCCCCTCTAGGACGAACTGAATTATAGTCGAATTTAACTGTTTTTATATGCTCGTATTCATGTGTGGTTAAAATCTCTAAAAATAACCTTAAAGCCTCAACCCATCCTTCTTTAGAATCCCCGATATAGATCTTGGCATAGCCTTGTTCTAAATCTATCCACTTAGTATGCTCTAATCGCTTTTCGGGTGGAGCAGGAACATAGTCATCATGCAATACTTCTAGATTAGCCCTAATAGGTGAAAGTTTTTCCGCCATCTCAGGAGTACATTTGAACCCTACCCCTGTACCCACTAATAGTAGGTAAAATAGATCTGCTAAATCTTCCCATTTTTCTATTGCTGTAAATGAGCAATTATAATTGGCTAAAGGGTACTTGTCCGCAACATGATTTTCTCCCCCACCAATCCATAGGGTTCTTCCACTAACAAATTGCTTAGTATTGTACATAGAATCGAAAAGAGATTCAGCCTCTTTATTTAAATCGGCTAAATTAGGAGTATATCCTATTTTAATCATGTGGTTGTACGCCAACCCCACGTTATATTCCACAGCTCTTTTACAAGCTTCAGCCCAAGTTTCTCTTCGACCCAATTTATTAGAAAATCTTGAATAAGTTCTATAAAATACAAAAGTTCCCATCGGACTTAAAGGAGACTCTTCTTGTTCGTATTTATTTATAAAATCGGGAGGAAGTTTAATGGGGGTATGTGCGTCGTGATCGTGATAATGGGGGCGTGATTCGGTTTGGGTAGATGGGGCAATAGATGTCGTCACAGATTGTCTCCTAAAGGGATTCTTCGCCGTACATTTCAACGGATTTAGCGTAAATATTGCCCAGCGCAGCAGTCAGCTCTTCGTCTTCAGGCATGTCTTCATTATACGCTACATGATCGGATATTGGGTCTTGTTTTTCAGCGAATTTACCACTAAAAACTTGAGCATCCCCGACTCCTGTATAAGATGCGGGACCTTCTAATTTATCTGCCGCCAAACATGCCAACCCTATACTCCAAAATGAGTCCCCGTGACCATTCGGTGTCTCTGCTGCGTATAAGTCTCTGTTTACCACCAAAATTTGCTCTTTCTGCACAGCATCAGGTATTAAATGAAGTTTTTCGCTAACAACATAATGTTCAAATTTTGTAGCCATATTATTTTTGGCTCTACGAGTAAAGTGCATCAAATCCCACTTTCTATTCAATCCTCTTAAATGTCTTATTCGTTCAGTGTTCTCTTGCTCGCTTAATCCCTGCTCATTATCAGTTTGCAAGCCCCTTTCTTCTAACGCCCTGTCGGTGTTATCTATAAAACCTTTATCTATTTGGAAATTAGTCGCTACTTGGTTCAATATATCAACTTGTGCCTGATAGGACATTCCTCTGATAAATTCATGGTAAAGTTGAATAATATGCCCATCAGTTTTACGCTTTCCAAATATAGATAAATGAGCCGGATGGCGACGTTTTCCTACGTCGTACCCTGCCACAACCCATTCATAATCTTCTGTCAAATCTTCAACGTGATCCAACGTCCTTCTATATATTTTTAGGGAATCATCTTCACATTTTTCAATTTCTTCATCCGTAAAATATCCATCAGTTCCAAAATGGGGTTGCAACATGTATTCTGAAGCAAAAGAACTTCTATTACTTTTCTTGTACGCCTCTAGCCATTCTTTATCCCTAATTTCAGGGGCTAGAACATGCCTACCTGGAACAGGATCAAACGCTGGTAACACTACGCTATTAAATTTATCGTCACCTATTAAAGTAGCTAGCAAATCACCGGGAGCCATTGGAGTTCCTACCACAACAGTCGGAGTTCCAGGATTAGGAATAGGCATCAACGCTCTAAAAAATAAATCTTTAATTTTGGGGAGTTCGCCAGGATCTATAGGAGAATTAGCGTCTTTCAAAATATCGTCAACTACCATTCCCGCATTAGTGTGTAACCCTCTTTTGAATTGGGTCACTCCAGCCATTTCTACCCGTACAATTCCCCCATCTGCTGTCTGATATCGTATCGAGTTATCTGCGCCTCTAGCCAAATCTCTAGTAAACCACTCATTAGATAAAATAGGGTTTGCTCTAATTTCATCCTTCATAGTTCTAACGTGATATCTCACCATATCATGGTTATATGAGGCATACAATAAACTTTTACTATTTGCCTTAGTTCTCATGAGTTGCCAAATAGTGTATCCATGACCTAAAAGGGTGCTTTTCCAGTGACCACGGGGTAAAACACAAACAAAGTTCTGACCTTCATCTAAAGCCCTATCCAATTCATCACATATAAACCCAACATGCCAGATATCAAATAATTTAGGTTGAGGAAAACTCAATCTCCAAATATCTAGCACAAAATCTTTAAAAGATGCAGGAACATCAATAGTTGTATCATTAGTTAAATCTGAAACTAACTCATTTACGGCATCTGTCCACGATAATTTGGCATTTTCGTTTTTGGAAGCAATGTTAGCCATTATTATCCTCAAACTCTAACAAGAAGTCTTGTAACCTAGTTCCTAACCTTTGCCGTAAATCCCGATCATTTACCTCTTCCATGATGATAGTGACGATTCCTTGAATAAATTTACGAGAAATCAGCCCCTCTAAGATAGTTCGCTCACCTTTTATAGCCATATCTACGGCTTTAGCAGCGTCAGAGGCTCTATCAAATTGAAGAACATCTAAAGCCCCTGCTGCCTTATCAGTTATTTTCTTATATTGATCTAAATGAACTTCTGAATCCAATCGCCTATGATCGGCTTCTATTTCTACCATTTTATCTCTAGCTCTAGAAATAGCTTTGGTTCGTAATTCTTTCCAACCCTGTTCTTTAGACCATTGATACAAAGTATCTTCTGGGATATTAACCTCATATTTTGCTAAAATATTTTCTTTTATTTTAGGGATTATCACATCGTCATGAATATAAGTTTTAGCGGCGAAGTCTTTAACTTCTTGAGAGTATTTTCGGTTCATTAAAATTCCTTAATCGTGGAAGGGGGAGTTGTCCATTACCCAACCTTCATCTCTAGCCATTGGATCTTGGCTATCATCAATAGTATAAGATTCTCCCATGCGTTTACTAAAGTCTATGTGACCTGAAGAAGTTAGTCTAGGAGTGAAACAAGCGGGTACTTTAGCTGCTGCTCCAGATTTGCCGTAAGAGCGTTCCAAATGAATTACTACCTCATCTCTAGTGCAAATTGCCTTCCATACCTTTTCTTTAAATAGTGGCTTCCAACCTTTGCTCTCTACATACTGATTTCTAACAGTCGTTTCGGTATGAGATAAATCTGGAATATGCTTATTGAAAGCACACCCGTCAAAATTACAATATACTACTTTTTTATAGTTATTGACTTCATTTGGAACATTCTCTACAGGATTGGTGTAAGTATTTTCTACTTTTCCTTGATCTGTCATATTATTTTTCACCACAAAAGTAGCTTTTTTGGGTTTCCTACGTAGTGATCCTGGCTTTTTAGGCATTTCTTTTACTCCATTCGGCTATACAGGCTGCATCAGCCCAATCTTGTTCTTCAAACTCTGTACGAAAATATTTAGTCGCATACTTAATTATATCGTCTTTAGAGGCATTCCCCATACCTATAATTTCTTTCTTCCATACTCTATTATCTACAGTTTTATAGGCTATATCTGCCAATTCTAAAACTTCCTTAACCGCCCCAACTACTTCTGATATAGAAATAGTAGAATGGGGGTTTTTAAAATACAAAGGCTTTTCAATAGCCACTGTTCCGCCTTCTACTAAACTAGGTAAAACGCCTAATCCTTTAGCTATATCTGGAAATCTGTCTAAAGCTTTTTTACCTTTAGCATCAAATTTTATACACTGTATGATATTGCTATTATCGTCTATAATTGTAGCATGGACGGCTTTAGAACTACAATCTACTCCTGTATGAATTAGGATTCCTCCAAGGTGAGTCCTCTATCCGCCCACTCTTCTACTAATTGCTTCCGTGCGCCTTCCCACTTTTCAGGCTTATGAATAGAAATAAGTTTACCAGTATCTTTACGTATGGCGTAATTTTCTATATTCTTAGATTCATTTTTATCAACTACTAATTTAACAATTCTATCTCTAGCGTCGGAAGTAGCTACAGCCATCAAATTACCCATGGTTACCCACAACAAATCTCCTGTTTCCTCATCGAAATTGGCGGGATCTTTACGAAAATTTTTAATGGCGGCTTGCCACTCCTTGACTTCTTCCTTAATAATAGGAATGCGCTCTTTAGCTAGAGCCTGATCGCTTTGATCTTTATAAGCTTCGGCGTGAGTGAAGCCCCAACGATCATGAAAGTTATAAACAGCTTCGGCTATAACAGTCATAACTTCTACAAATCTATCTTTTTCTAGAATATCCATTAACCTCTCCCCGATTCTAAGCTTCTAGCTGATAACACTCTACTAGAGGTATTGAATAATCCTTTAAAAGCTTCCTTACGACCCAATAATTTATCGTAGGCTGCTCTAATTTCAATAAGAGTTTTCATGCTAGTATTCAGCCGTTTGTTATCTCTTAGTATTATACCCTCCATTTCATCAATGGTGGGTTTACGAGTTCCTTTGGCTAAATATTCTTCAGCTAAATTAGCTTTTTCAACCTTCATCCCGGTTTCAAAAGCTGTTTCATACGCACCCTTTTTTGCGCCTAGAGCAGCCAAGTTTAATTCTACAAAAGCCAGCCATGCCCCTGATACAGATAGATATTCTTGCAACTCTGTATTAGAAGCTTCTGATAAATTACCAAATGTAATATCTTCACGGGAATTATTTTCTATTTTCAAGAAGGGAATTTCCATATCCTCTACATATTGATTAGCTTTATTATAGCCTTTTTCAACTGTCCAAGTTTCGTCTACCATTTATATTCCCCCTTCTCCTTCTATTAGTAATTCAATATAACGTATCGCTTTCTTCAAATCCTCTACACCGTTTTTCTCACGCCATCTACAAACATACTTTATAACATTACCTTCTGCAAATCCTAACCCATTCTTATGTATAAAGTCAAACGGTTCTATCTCAAACTGTTTGTAATGGTCAGGACTTATTCCACTACTGAGTTTAGCCAAAACCTAATTCCTCATCTTTTACTAATTTGCAATCACAATAATGATAATGAATTGCCTCTACTTCTGCTAATTTAGGAGGAGACACCATATTCGCTATAGTTTTCGCCCTAGATAAAATACCATCCCATAAGTCATCATTACGTTTGACCACAAATGTCTTAATTTGTTGGGTATTTTTATTCTCATATAAAATTACGCCCTCAGAGTGTCCTAACATGTGTAAATAACATTGTAATTGGGTAGAATGCTCCACCTTAGGACCATTCGCTATATCGTTATCCCAACCTCTTTGGTTTATAGTTTTTAACTCTAGTACAAATAACTTACCGTCATGGTGTAAAATAAAGTCTGCCCTACCTGATAGGGCGACAGGACTAGCTATCTTACAGGATTGCTCTCTATACAACATCATATTGCCAAAATATTTTGTGTACCGATCTTCCGCAGCACTTCCCACGCCAAATATACGTTGTAATGTTGCCGAAATGGGCTTTTTAGGGATTAATCCATTATAGTGCAACCATAGATATCTATCACAGGGATTTCCTATAGCTGATACAAAGAATTTATTTTTACTCGTGCTTTTTTGGGGATGTGCTAATTGCTTATCTAACTGCTTTACTAGCAGTTGACCCAAATCCTTAGTATCCCATGATTTAGTTACTTTTTCGGTTATTTCTTTTACGCCCATTTATTTCCTTTCCGAAGCGATATTAACTAAAAATATATCAATATCGTGATGAATTTCCTTAGCATTTTCAGTAGTAATGTGTAAAATATATTCTACTCCACTCTCTAATAGAAATTCATTACGTTCTTTATCTTTTTTAGCAAAATGTCCATATACTCCATCAGCTTCAATAACAGTTCCTATTTCGGCAATCCAAAAATCTACAAAATATTTACCTATTTGTCTTTGGGATTCCCATCTAAGCCCTAAACTACTTAAGTAATTTGCTATTTTGGTTTCTTGAGGAGTCATCTCCGTCGGTGCTTGTTGAATGTTGAGAGGCATCTACTTGTTCCTTAAGTTTTTCTCCTAGTTCGGGTTGTTCAGTTACCAATAAAGTTTTCAAACCATTAAGTCCCATAACTTTATTTTCAGCGTAGTTATACCACGCCCCAGATTGTTTTATGTACCCATACGCCAACCCCTCACGCATATAGCTTTCCATAATGTCTATCCCCCCATCTACTTTGAAGGGAACTACTACTTTTTGCCAATGATCCGCAGAGGTTTTGTTTTTCTTCAAGGTGACTTCCATATCAAAGCCTGTCTTGACTTTCGTTTTTTTATCTTCGATCCATCCTGATCGTCTAACTTCTAACATCAGATGGTTCCAATAAACTTGTCCTTTTCCACCAGGCATCTCTTTTATTGCCACAGGACCAATAGATGAGCGTTGTTGGTTGATACATATCAACGATGACCCATGCTGTAGCCTACTCATTAATCTGCTTAGTGAGTCATTTACAAATCTAGCTAACCACCCCATAGGATGTTTATCAAAGTCTGCTAGTTCTGCCGCAGGAACCATGCCAGCAATACTATCTATAACTACTAAGTCTACTCCTGCTTCCATAACGGCTCTAGCAATTTCTATGGCTTCTTCACCACTCGTCGGTTGAGAAGCTAACAGCAAATCGGGGTCAACTCCACATTTACGGAACCAAGACTCGTCTAGGGACATCTCGGTATCAATCCATACCGCAGTACCTCCTGACTTCTGTACCGACTCTACAGCCTTCATAGCTAGGTAAGACTTACCTCCACTAGGCTGTCCAGTAAGTAACGTAAATCTCTTTTTAGGGATTCCACCACCTGTTAGCTTATCTAGCTGAGGTATTCCAAAAGGAATTCGCTCAAATTTAAAATTTTTATCGGACGCTAACGTAAGCCCATCAACGCCCTTTAGGAGTTGATCCATAAGAGGGGTGTCTGTTTTAGCCATCAGCGAGACTCCTTATTTTTGATACTTCGGCATCAGCCGCAGACAGAACCAAAGGCCATGCCTTATTGATTGCAGTTTTAGCTTTTGCCATTTGTTCGTCTAAATCTTCTTCTGTATCTATATCTCGTATAGTCACTTCAATTTTAGCGTTATTATAATCGCCTAAATTGACTGTGAATCCTAATGATTGATCTATCTTCATAATACTATTACCTCTTCAGTCTTAGCTAAATCTTCGTACTTTTGTCTCCATATACAATAGTGATCTTCCAATTGCTCCTTCTCTCTGTCAGCCGGATATTGCACTTCACGAATTGCCTTATCAGCGTCTACTACATGCGCCCATGAGGGGTCATGGATTTCTACATCTACTAGTAACGGAATTCCTATGGAATTTTCTTCCATCAAGGTTCTAATATTTGCTACAACCTCTTCTTCCCCTTTGTAAACCTCTACTAATAATTCATCATGTACTTGCATTATCAAAGCAGACTTTTTATCCTTGAGGTAATCATGTACCGCAATCATCCGCTCAGACATTATATCAGCAGACGTACCTTGCACTAGGTAGTTAATGCCAGCATATGCGAAATCTTCAGGAAGCCAATACTTTCGTCCATACCTATTCTGAACCATTCCAGCCTTGGTAATTTTAGCCATGACATCCTTAATAAACTTTTTAGATCCCGGTAATCCATCTAAGAAATTAGCTTTGTAAGTTCTAGCTTCCTTAATAGTACAATCTAAGGAATTAGCTAGGTTTTCTAACCCTAATCCGTATAAAATACCAAACGATAAATTCTTTGCTGCCTGACGATAGAACTTCCACTCTGCGTGAGTTTCGTCTACATGAAATGCTGCCTTAGCTGAGTTATCATGCAGATCAACGCCTTTATCTTTCAACTCTGATAATTCTTTTTCGTTCATAAAGTATGATAAGAATACCCATACTTCCATTTGCTTATAATCAAACCCATATAAGGTGTACCCATCTCTAGGAACAAAGGCTTTCCTAGTCGCAAATTTAGTGGGGTCGCCATCTACAAAGGTTTCTTCCCCAACGAATGCCCATGCAGAGATATCTTGATCGTCAAGAGATATCCTTCCCTTGTTTGCTTTTACTATAGCCTCTAGTCGCCCCTGTAATGCCTTCATTTCCTCTTCGTTGAGGATTTGTTCCACGGTATTAATTATACCTCTAGGGATATTTTGTAGATTAGGATTTCTAGACGATAGCCTACCTGTTACGGTTCCCCAATTACAGTAGGTGCAATGTAGAACATCGGTTTTAGCAAGGGGTTCAATATAAGTACTCAACATCTTACCTAATGTTCTATACTCTCTTACTCGTCCCGCTAACTCATGGTTAATTTTGACTAAGGCTTTTTCTCCCCACGATGGATTACCTTTTTCAGTTTTATCAGGGGATGCGATACCTAGAGACTCAAACACCTTACCTAACTGTAGATTAGATGCCACATTAAATTCTTGACCCGCTATGTCATAGATTCGTTTCAGTACCGCTTCTTGTCTAGTCCCAATACGTTTAGCCCCATCTAAGGCGTAGTCCGTGTCAATCTTAACTCCCCTATATTCCATGTCGTATAAAACAGAAGTTAGTTTGATGCTTTGTTGCCAAATTTCAACTTGATTGGTTTCTTCTATAACTTGTTTTCTAGCAAAATATAATTCTCTAGTCCAAAATACATCATTACAACAATAAGGACCTAATAAACTGATGGGGGCTAGGGAGAAATTTTTATTCCACTTATTTTTTCTCAAGAGTTCTTTACAATTAGCGTCATACTGAGAAGCTTCTTCTCCGAATTCACGGGTAATGGTGTGAGTTAGATCTAATCTTTCGTGCTTGGCTTTCTCAGTCAATCGTGCCATCACTAAAACGTCAATCAGAGTTTTCTCCTGAGTATTCAACCACGTAAAATTATGTTCTATGTTGGTCAATCCACACTCGTACTCTAAAAACTTCAAGTCAAACTTTAGATTATATCCAACTAATGTTTTAGTATGCTCTATGGTTCTCAACACCTCAAACATTTGATCCTCTGAAAGGTTGCCATAGACTTCAGGATGGTCAGAATGTCGGAACGGGAAATACATGACCGCACTATCAGGTGTGGCTAACCCTATTCCACATATCTCATTTTCATTAAATTCAAATCCATTACTCTCAATATCTAAGAAGAGAGTATCTGACTCATTTAATTTTTTTAGAGCGTCACCAAAATCATCAGGAGTGATGATTTTTGATTCGTTAGTGAATAATGTGTCTGTGCCGTACTTTATCAAAAAATTCTCAATTCTGATGTTTAAGATTTAATTCTTTTTCTACTCTTTCAATAATATCATAAATATGAACCAAAGTGAGGGTTTGCGGGCTAACAATTTCTCTCTGGGGGTCCTGTTTTATAACTTCTTTAATTTCTTGCAACGCTTGTGTTAAAATACTTAACCTTGAGGGTACAGGTGCGAAATACTCTTTTCCTATTTCCATACTCATCATCCTTTATTAGAGTAGAGGGGGACAGGTTATGTCCCCCTCTACCTTTTACGCCTCAGATACAAATTGACCTTTGGCGTTACGTTTTCGGGGTTTACGACTACTACTGGTAGTCGGAACGGACATAGTTGGGCGATGTAACTGGCTAGCTACATTCCGACTATTGAATCCATCTTCTAAAGATGCCCGTTTAGGTTTTACTAGATCTGGCTCAGTGGCAGTCTGAGTAAAAAACCCCTTTACAAAACCAAGTATACCCATACTTGTTTCTCCTTTACTAGAATAACGATTCTTCGTCGTTATCCACAGAAGATGTGTTGAACGAAGGAACTTCCGACGAACTATCCACATCCCAAGGTGACTTATTAGAGGAAGTCCCATTCAACGAAGTTGTTTGGGTGTCCGAATTCCTCTTTTCTATAGCTTCGGCTATAGAACGTTCTTTCTGTAGGAAAAAGTCTACAGGTCGGATGAGAGAATCTGCTGATTGCCCCCCTGCCTCAGACGGAACACTGGCTTCGTCAGTAACAGTTTTTATGGAGTATGAAGTGTCATCTCTTCCACTTCCTGTGCGACGAATCCTAACCTTATGTTTATTCAAGGCTCCATCTTCATCGTAGATATCTACAATTTGATTCCATAGATATTTACTACGCCCAAAACCTTGTGACCACATCTGGAAATTTTCTGCGGACTGTTTTAGGAAAGACTTTCCACTAGGACTCTGAACTGTCTCCCAAGAAGCCACGGTATCTTCCCCGAAGTTCTTGTCCAAAGTTTTAGAGTTAGCAGGGTTTCTCATAATGTTTTCTACATACAACCACACGCCAAATTTAGTCCTGAGTTGTGTCCCAGAATCTACCTCGGCAGCTTTATAGTCACCCTCTTGGGATTGACCTTCAGCCATAGCGTCGTAGGTATATGCGCCATTACGACCCATACCAGTGGCACGATAAGTTGAAAAGTCTTGAATCCTATAATCTTCAGGATCACCCGACGGAACTATAGATACTGTGGCAATATCTCCGTCATACAACCAAAGTTCAGAACCAGGTCCTCTCCTAGAGGATCGTTCCTGTTCTTCCTTGTCGGCTCGCTGACTAATGCCAGCAATTCCACCACTTACCATTTTAAACTCCCTTCCAAACCTAAATCGGTTCGGTTAGCTATTATGGAATGCAAAAGGTTTACATCCCTTATTTCCTGAATGTCTTTATAGCCATCAGGGAGTCTAGCAAAACTGACTAACCTATGCTTCGATAATTTAGACGCAATCCGCTGTGCAGCGGCTATTCCTGTCTCATCATTGTCCAAACATAGGACTAGTTCAGAGGTATGGAGTGTATTGATGAGGGACTCCTGTTTTTTAGACATGGAAGCCCCAAGTATTGCTATTGATTCGAAGTTATGTTGTTTAAGCCATAATGTGTCAAGTATGCCTTCAGTTAGACAAACAAAGCTAGACTCATTTATATTATACAGCCCATAAACGATTTTGCTCTTTTTCAAGCCAAAACTGTATAAATATTTGGGGTGTAGTCCCGATGGTTGTCGAGTTACACTACCCACAATAACGCCTCTATTATCTCTGATGGGAAGAACTAATCCTCCACGACCGTTTGTTCCAGCCTCAGCGTCAATCAGAGTTTGTGCTGTGAATTCTCTATCGAAAATCCAGTTAGGTACTTCTCCTTTCTCATACTCTATGTTTACTTCTTCTAACGGAGCGTCCTCTTCTTCAATTACATTCCATGTGTCATGAAGTTTGAACTCTACGTTGTCAGAAAATTTCCTAATAAATACATCGGTTTGTAACCGTGACCATCCTGTATATTTAGCTATAAATGAATCTAAATGCCCTGCGCCACAATTAGCATAACAAATCCATTGCCCACTATCTAAATTAATAGAGAGCGAAGGTAGTTGATCGTCATGGAACGGACAACGAAAAACCCTTTGGGCTATTCGCTCAGAATTTCCTTTAACCTCGGTTTCGAATCCTGCTTCGTTGAGGATGTCTTCCCACGGGTAAAATTGAACTTCCGTTTTCTGTTCCGACTTTTCTTTTCTAACCATTCCTTCAAATCTCCAGACGCATTTGTAGCTAAAGTGTCTGCAATCTCTTGTAAAGGATGTCCTTTATGACCTGGAACCCATACATGGCTAATATCCTTTAATAAATCCCTTATTGTGAAATACCTCTCCCACAAATCTGCCTCATCAACTGGGTAGTTAGTAAACTTAATGCAATTATCTATTACATACTTACTGTCTGAATAGATGGAAACCCTATCCGATAAATCATATAAGTGTACCACTTCTAAACCCTTAATAACCCCCATTAATTCCATTCGGCTATTAGTAGTATTGGGTTCACCGCCTGACATAGTAGAAACAATATTTTGGTCGTCATCCGTTATTACAACACCCCATCCACCTACACCACCAGGATTAGTTCTACAAGAACCATCGGTATATATTTTTATTTTAGAATTTGGCATCGTGTTGTACATCTTCCTGCATTAACTCTTGAACATCTCCAATATCTACATCCCAGTGTAGCACACTTTTATCTTTTATTTCTACATCATCTCGTTGCTTCATATAATACAGGTATCTTTGGTTATCCTCATCTTCAACTTTACTCATCGCAAAAGCTATATCACTAGCCCTAACTAAAGCATCCCCATTAGCCACTTGATTCAACTTGGGTGGTTTAAATAAATCCACCGCTTCTCTACCTGCTTGAGTGGTACAGAACACAGGAATCTCATGCGCCATTGCTATATTTTTCAAACCTTTAAATAGATTGTCGTTCTGTTCCCACTTAGCTCTACTGGAATCGTCACTAAGTAAGTAAACCCCATCCACTACTACCAAATCAGGAGAATATTTTCTCACCAAATTTCTAATAGTAGACACACTCAACGCATCAAATCCTAAGTGGTGGGGGAATAAAATGTTTCTGGAATCCATGGCAGTAAGGAATTCTCTGTACTGCTCTTCATCTATACCTTCTTCACCTCTACGAAGTTTAGTTAGGGAAAACTCATATCCTAGTAATTTCCCCAAGAAAGAGTCCATTCTCATAGACATAGCTTTCACAGGCATTTCTGTGGATATTAATAACGTTTTATACCCTTGCTTCATAGCTACAGCAGCCACCTTTACAGACATGAAAGATTTACCCACCGTAGGTCGAGCAAAAAGTGAATATAATTCACCAGGCATCCATCCTACACCAAGCCTATTTAGAGTCTTGAAGGGGGTTGGTATACCCAACATACCTAAAGACCTATCCTTACGCTGTGCGACCCTCTGAGAGTACTCTGATAGCCTGTCTATACTCCCTGAGTCATACACTTCTATATCATCATCTACCGTAGCAGTTACAGACTCTAATTCTTGTATTAATTTCTCTACCGCTTGCTGTGGATTATCACCTTTAATTTTAGGAACCCACTCAGTAGCAGACTGCACAGCAGTTCTATACATAAGTTGATGTTTCAATTGACCTGAAAAGAAACTTACATCGGCTGCATCAGCAGTACTTTGGTCTAACTCAGGATATTTAGCCGTTAGTATAGCCCGTGAAGGCACTTGGCGACTTTCATCTAACTCATCTAAAATAAATTGAAACGCTTCACCAAAAACTGCAAAATGTTGTGGGGTTACGTTAATCTTCTTCAAATCGGCATAAGATGAGATATTTAAAACTATCCCGCTTTCTACATAATTGTAAGAAAGGTTGCTCACTTAGCCCACTCCTTTAACTCTTCTTCTATTTCTGATATCCGTTTTCGGTCAGATGCAGATGGGAACCACCTAGTAGATGCTTCTTCATACTCATACCAAAGATTTTTTTGCCTCTTGTTGCCTCTATCTTTTACTAACCACTCTAGCTTAGGGTGAGCAGAGTGAGGATCATAATCCGCAAAGTTCGAGCAGAATTCGGAGATAATAGTTCCCGATTTAGTTGCAACCTCTATAGCAAGTAAAATAGTATACACATTATAAGTATCAAATAAAACCTTTAGGTCGTGTAAATCTAACCCTCCCCATCGTAATGAGACATACGAATTAGATTGATGCAATTTAAACTGGGAGTTCCAGCAAGCCAATAAATCCTTACTAGTATATTTCTCAGGATTTTTTCGTCTAGGCAATTTCGCTTCTAACTTTCATGAGGATAGAACCTAACTCAGCCTCGTTTTTACCACCCAAAAGTTGCGTCCCTGTACCCATCAGTATCTTAGCCAACTCTTTGTTAGATTCAAATTTTAATTTTACTAATTGATGTAGTGTAGCATACTTTACATCATTCCAGTTGGGTCTTATCCAAATATCTTCTAAAAGGTTTCGCACTTCTGCTAAAGAAGTTTTAGATATTTGAAATTTTATCGCCCTATCGGAAACTTTAGCAGCTTGGAAAGCATGTTCAACAGAAGGGTAGGTAATACCTTCCACTATAATGGAAGATAGATGAGAATTCCTCAAGCACTTGTAAGAACCTTTTAGTTCAAGTCCTTTACTTCTCCAATTCTTACTCACGGTAACCACCATCTATTAACTTGACATAATCTCTAACAGATAATTTTACTTCTTGCATTTGTTCTGCGCCTTCCATAAAATTATTAGATTCCGCTAAACGAGAATTATATACTTTTTGTATTCCTTCATCTATTGTACCAATTAAATATGGTAAAAGTACGTTAACCGTCTTTTCTTGCCCCATACGCCATAATCTATCCTCACGCTGAACCATAGTACCAGGATTATGGACATAGCCATAATGAACTAAGGTATCTGCCCCTACCATATCCAATCCAAATTTTCCAGCGTCCGTGGATACCAAGATTCCCTTTTTAGCTTTATTAAAATCTTTAACCACCTCAAAACGGTTATTCTTTTCTTTTCCTGATATGTAATAAGGAGTATCAAAATACTCTTTCAACATTCTAGCACTTCTTTCAAAGAAGGTGAAGACAACTAATTTATCTACAGTATCATATAATTCTTCAAGCCATTGTCTTTTAGCCTTATTTTGTAGGTTCCCATACATCCCCTCAACAAAATACCTAACATCTAGCGTAGCCGATCCTACAGTTTTATGCTCTTCTTTACTACCACTTTCTACCCACGCCTTAAACTCAGAAGATAATTTAGAGTACTCTGTTTTTTCTTCTGAAGACATCTCCAAAGGAACGGGGGTGTAAATTTTGGGAGGCAACTCTGATAGCTTCTCTAATTTGGTTCTACGTAAAACAAACGGAGAAGTTAAAGCGTGTAATTCTGGTAACTTTTCTTTCTTAGCACCAATTACTTTCCCATTCCAATCGACTTCACAATACCTTTTAGTAAATGTATATACATTATCAGGGATTACCTCAGGACGGATAAATTTCATTATAGAGAAAAATT